CTATAAGTTCCAGTCTTTTGTACGACTCCTTGCGAATATATAGTCTTATTATTTATATCTCTTTTAGCTCGTACTATTTCTATTTTCTTTATTTCGCTAGGTATATTTTTAAATGTAAACTTAAGTCCTAATGGTTTAACTAATAACTCTTGAAACTCTAATATAGTGCCTTTATACGAAGGATCTATAAGTTCGCTTGGAGATTCGAATATGCTAGAATTCCAATTAGTTGATTCTATATATCCAGCAGGAAATCTTATATCTGCAATCCATTTAGCATCAGATTTTGCTCCTTTTTCATTATATCCAACCATAGCAAATCTATATATCTCATCTCTTTGATATGACGTAATATTATTTGATAGATACGGATCTGCATAATTTAAAAATCCATTATGTGATGGTATGCCAAAATCAGACAACGAAACATCTCCAATTCCTCCTGCACTATCCAATATTCTTATTGATGATATATTCCTTTTTCTATCTCCAATCCTAGCAGTCCTTTGATCTATATATTTATCTTTCTCGGTCTTCCATGGTTCCGAGTATACGTCTGCCATTCCGGCACCTAATATAGTATATACTCCATCTCTATTTTTATAAAAATCACCATATGATTCTATGAAATATGTATTAACAAACAAGTAACTCACATTAGGGCCAGTTCCTCCAAGATTACCATTTGCATCTCTAACATACTCTAGATCAGAGTATCTATCTTCTTCATATATTTCCCTATGGATACAATCATCAGTAGTTGGTATTGTCGATATCTGATCAACTGGATACAATGTGAAGGTTCCATTAGACTTATCAAGTCTAGTTATTAATCCGGTAGAATCAAATTGATATGCTCTTGTATCATATTCTGGCAAAACCCATGTAGCTTCAGTAGTATTTGCCGCAAATAATATGTTATCCTTACTCTCTATATATGTAGGTTTAATTAGATTTACGCCTATAATGTTAAACTCAGCCTGAGTTAATTCTCCTATTGCACTAGTACCACCATCCTCGATATAGATTTTATTATCTACAATAGAATCTTGTATACTTACTTCTTTTACTATTGATATAATTGGCGCATCAGATAAATTGAAATAATAAACAGATATCAATTTAAGTCTAACAAATTTATTATCTTCTGGAAGTTCAATAGATAATCGCACTGACTTACCAGAAGGCTTGCCATATATTTCACCAAGTCCAGAGCCTAGGTAGGTTATACTTGTTTCGCCTACCGAACTTTCAGTTAAATGAACAATAGGACTTGCCGGACTTAATTCTGTTTCTCCTCCGGATGGACTATATAATTGATAGTAATACTGTATTAATCCAGAGTTAAGTCTACCTGACCCAATAGAGGCCACTGAAGGCTGTTTTAAGGCTGCTGACGGGACTATATCGAACATTGTTGACGTTTGTATCGATACATTTTTGACATCATTAGATTCGGCTATATTAACTACACGAATAAGATTAACTCCGTCCGCCCAATATACTTTTATATTATCAGAATCCTCATATCTACATACGATACTTAATACTGCTCCTTCTGGTATTTTAAAATCTATACCATCGGGACTCAATACATTTTTGAATATAGGAGTTTTATCATCAGTAAAAGTAACCCTATATATTTTAAATGTATTTGCATATACTTCGGTATATGGCATAGATAATTCTAAAGTATTTATTCCAGTTGATTTTATAGATACAGAATCAGTTGTATATCTACCAGTAGATGATATTATTTTTGCTATAGTAACTTCCCTTAAAGGTAGTTCGTGGCCATTAGCAATAACATTAACATTCCCATCAGAGTTTCTAAAGAATGTCTCTATATCGACTGTTTTATTTAGTACTATATCTGTGAACGCCCCAGCAAAAGAGTAACTACTAGAACCAATTTTGATTAAGGTTTTAGTGCCATTAAATCTGCCCGATGCCGATGTAAACGTTACATTGTATAATATATCAGGATCATCTATCGGGGTTGATGTACGAATTATAATAGTGTTATCTATAACACCCTTAACAATACTTACTACTTCTACGGTTCTTTGAAACTGTTCCAATGTAGTTTCATAATGGGAAAAAACGATGTCTGGTTCAGTAATTAAACTTGGACCTGAATTGTAATTACCATCCTCATATACATAATATTCACTAGCATATTTGAATCTAGGGTCTACAAGGAATATATCAGGATTTTCTATACCATTCTTATCGCACTGAACACCATTATTCTGTCTACTAAAAGACGTAACCATTATATTCGTCAGTAATGGGTCTTTTATAGTTTTTGACATATCTGCTACTATAGTAGCAAGTCCTGGGTCTTGTTGATATGATATTGATTCTGGCGTCAAAGTAACATAAAAAGTATCTTCTGTACTATCCTCGTATCTTACCCATATTCCAATAGTCACATCGACGTCTAATACATCATTAAATTGGCATGTCAATATATTAAAGGGCCTAACATTTACATAGAAATAATTTGGAGTTAATTCTTTAGGTGCGGGGGTAACAACAGAGTCTATTATTAGGGTGCTATATGGAGCAATATAAGGAACAAATATAGAGCCGGTATCATAATTATCTATATAATCATATGATAATGTTCCAGTCTCGGTAGAGTTGATTTTATTAGTTCTAGTAAAAGTAACTCCTAAATCTCTAACTGTTGATGTAGCTATTATCTCTTCTCCAATTCCAAAATAATTATATCCATTACCAATTATGGTAGACCCTTCTATACTAGTTAAGGAACCAGTAGTGGCTCCTTCGTTTGTTATCGTTCTAACATTCTCTGCGTATCGATATTGATTGTTCTTTAATAAACTTTTATCAGTATCTAAGTTCATACCAGAACCAAATGTACTTATTTGTGATTTTTTACCAGCCATTATTACCTGATTTTATACTCTGTACTTCGCCTATTGTATCATAAGAGTTATTATTTGCATATATATCTGGAACCAATTTGATCCAATTATTCTTTATAGTCTCCATCTCGTCAGCGTTTGGCATTAAAGACTCTCCATAGGCTTGTTTGCAATAGAAGTTCCATGATGTCTTCATGTCATAATAGATTTGTCTTTGCAACCTACCTGCCATATATTCTGGATACTTCAACTTTAAAGTAATATACCAATATACGGCTTCTATGTATGACATCATATCTGGTATCATAGGATACCCATTATCATCAGTATACATAGCATCATAACTTAATTTTAAATACCCATCTGCAATATTGGTCATAATATATCCGGGCTTAATTGCATATTTTAAATCCTGAACTTTTCTGCCTATACCCATTACTGTAGTATCATTATTTTGTATATCTTTGTCTGACCATACACTAAATGAACCAGTAGCAATTGTCATCGGCATCCATCCTCCAGTACCACTATTTGACCACATTACACTATTAAGTCTATGTAGATCAGAAGGTAACGCTACTTGATGGCCAACTACTTTAAGAATTGGAGTTCCAGTAGAACCAGATACCTTTCTTTTCAACTGTTTAACTGAACCAATCTTTTCGACTGCCTCGCTACACCATTCACGGAAGTCTGATACTCTAATAGCTTCTTCTCTTATATCTAGGTCTGCTAATACCTTTGCGATCACTTGCTCGCATGAAATCATTTTATAAACCATATTATATCTCCATGTAATCTTTTTGTTCTACTTTAATCATATGAGCCAGTCTTCTTTTATTAGCTCTAGACATTACTAACTCGTACATACTTTTATTTGATATTAATATATCCTTTTTACACCAATGGAATCTAAAGTTATATCCATCTGAATGTTCATTTAAATGGAGTATTGTTTTATCTGATTCTTTTGTACTATGAAAATCTACTCTTAAGCAGGCAAAATCATATCTTTTTGGTTTTCTTTTTATAACAGCCAATGTTCCCATTCTAGCTGGCAGTCTTATTTCCTTTGCATTGTCAATTAATTCTTTTGATAAAAAAGAAAAGTAATCTTTTAATAGTGCGTTGAACTGTTTCTTTGAAACAATATACGCCGGATTCCCACTTGTATACTCCTTATAGGATTCAAAGTAGTCATCCAGCGTATATGACTTATGTTTATTTAATACCACGTTGCATTTTTTTGTAATCTCTGGCAGTTAAGGCAGTTTTAGTTAGATCGTTATTTGAGTCATTCGAGTCATCTGATAATGCTACTATATCTATCTCTTTGCTAATTATTAATTCCTTTAATGGGATAATCATGTTTGCTGGAATAGGATATCTATCGTCAGCGGTTAAATTAAATACTGGATCTAATGGATTTTCAAACACCCCCTTTATATTAATAACAATTATACCACCCTGCCCAGTCAAATATATTTTACCATCTCTTTCGTATGCCAAAGTATCGTTTCCAGTATATCTTCTTTTCTCTTGTATTTTAGCTCTAGACTCAGAAGTAACTTGAATTAATCCATCATATTGATCGGTAATAGATATAATACTATCTGCAAAATGAAAATCTATTCCATTTGGAATCTCTATTGTGGTTCGACCTAGCCATGATCCAGATTTAGATAATGATTTCCCTAAAGAATCTTTATCTACTATGGGGATATTTAATATTTCTTGAATATAGTCAGGATTAATTTCTCTGCCTTTATCTATATCCTGTTTGATTAGCATTGATCTATATTGTATAATCCACTGTTCTACTTGGATTCTACTAAGTGATTCGCTTTCTGATATTGAATTATTACGAACCTCGTTTAAAATATCATCAATTATTGTATTGAGTGAATTAAATTGTATCATCTATTCTTTTTAATTTGTCTATTAATGACTCTTCTTCCAAAACTATCTCTCATTATTCAATAGTAATAGTTATGGTCTTCATATCACTATAAGCATCTCCAATTCTTTTGTTTATATCTTTTTGATAAAATGCGGAATCAGTCAGCCCTCCAACAACAGTATTTTTACCAACAAGGATACAACCCTCAGTATGTTTAGCCCTAGCAACTACGCCAGGCAAAACACCATGAATTCTAATTCCATCAAATCCTTTAACTCCAACGATAAGAGCCATATTTTTTTTAAACTTAGGAGAATATGTATAATCTATATCGTATGTGCCATATGGGATTGCCGTTAACCCAAATATTTTAGTCTCTCCAGGCTCATCTAAATCTCCATCCTTGTTAATATCCCTCACCCTGTCTTCAATTGTATCACAATAGAAAACTTCATCAATATACAATTTTCCTACTGTATAATCTTCTTTAAATGTGTGTCTTATTAATTTTAACTTCATATTATTCTCTTATTTTAACTATCCTAACATCCTCAACTTTAATTAAGTCATTAGTGTTTTTTATATCGTATCTATCTAAGTCTTCCTTATGCCAATCAAAATGCCAGAATCTCTGCCATCCATTTGCATACTCATTAACATACTCCCTTGTTGAGTAAACGTATAAATACTCAGTATTGTTTACAGTCAGTATAACATTTAAGTGATTATCCTTCAAAATAACCCTTGAGGACGTAAAAGGGTTATGTTTTAATGTAGTGTCTATAACGCATTGTCCATTATTTACCAACAAGGCGCTAACGGTATCATGTATCACTGTACTTACACCAGTAGATACATCCCCTGGCTTATTCTTAGCCTTTTTAAAGGTCTTTCTAACAGAATCCATAGATTGTATCAACTTATCATTAGACTGTCTTAAATCATCATTAGAAAGCTTTAAAACCCTATTCTCAGAAGTCTTACCTGATATTATATCCTGATATGCCCTATCATTATTTCTATAGGCCTCCATTTCGGTCTTAACGGAAACATATTTATTGTATGCTACCTTTATACCAATATAACTAGAGGCGAGTAAAACGCCCCCAATTATGTATAGTATTAATTTTGTTTTGTTTAACATATATTAATTTTTTCTTCTTTGCAATAAGATGTCTAGTTTTTCTAGCATCAACTTATGCTCATCTTTATTCTCTATTCTATTCTGTTCTATTGCTTTAACATTTGATACTCTACCTTTTTCTAGAAACTCTGTTTTTTGATCATACTTTACGTCGATCCTCTCTAACTTGACACTCAGGTCTACCCACGCAGCGCCAAGTAGTGCTAATAAGCCCAATAAGGATACTATCTGAGAAAAATTCAAACCTGGTACCGCAACTACCGGTTTAGTAATATCCTCATCATGTACATATATATATCTTGAACCTTGTGGCTTTTTGATATATTTTTTTTTAACCTCTTGAACTTCTTTCTTTTGCGTCATCTCAATTCACTTAATTAATTATTTTGAAATTATTATTCTTGTTTGATATTTATGTTAGTATTTGATTCTTCGTCTGATTTGCCAAGAGTATCCCTTTTCTTAGAATAACCAAACATCACTAATCCTGCAGTTATTACACCTGCAGCAATACCCGCTAGGGCGATAGCATTGGGATCTTTTGCTATTGCTGCGACTGAACTCATTATGAAACTAAAACATCCGCTAGTAACAACCAGTGCACCAGCCACTTTACTCCCAGACGTCTTTCCATTGCTAGAACTGACTGACTCTGCAAATGAGAATTTACTTATATCTGTATTCAATATTGTCATTATATTTATTCTTTATTATTATAAATCGGGGACTATCCCTCCTCCCATCAATGTCCATACATGCTGCCCGAACCAGATTTCCATTGTATATAGACCGGTATTCATGCCGGTTGGTATATGAACAGTGCAATTATAAAATGAGAAATTATCAAATGAACTTGGATTTAACCCAAGAGGATATGTTTGCCTATATATATCTAATCTACTAAATTGACAGAACGAGAATGATAAATCACGAGCCCCAATAGTTTCTTTTTGTAGTATCATCCTAGTTATTCCTATACATGAATAGAAGCAATTTCTCGGCACCTCTGATATTTTAGGGTAATTGCAAACACCCTGCAATATACTACACCCTGAAAATGCACTTTCAGGAAATATAGTTATAGATTGTAAATCCTGACAATGTATATATTTTAAAGATACTGCGTTTGTTGCTAAAATAGAATTACATTTATTTCCAATATATGCCCATATAGCACCATTTGGTATAAATGCCGTAACTATGTCACTTGACCCTTTAAGCCCTATAACATATCTTTTAGTACTTCCCGCAGTCCAAGGTATTGATGACCAGTTGATTGGAGTATAAATAGAGTTTCCATCTATTTGCTCAACTCGAACTACACTCCAATATGATGTATCAACAGTAGGGGTAGAAGTAACATCATCAGAGACACTAAATATATATCTTGCATCAGACGCATTCCAATATGCAGTTCCAGGACCACTCACAAATTTACTATATTCTCTAACTATGTCAACTGGCTGGGAGCTATTAACAAAATCAACTGGTGCTATAAATGGGGTTTGAGACAACATAGTGCCAACCCAGTAGTTTCTAAAATTATATAAATTATTTTTACTACCCACATACCTAGAATCGAAACCAATTGAAATAGAACTAGAAAAAGAATCTCGTAAACTACCAGTAGATACTCCATAAATAACTTGAGTTACGTCTTTTAGATTAAATGTATTTGTATCTGGTACTAAATTTGCCATTATTTACCCTCCAATTGTTTTACTCTATTTTCTAATTCAGCAATCTTTCTAATAAGTAAATCTATATACTTAACGGATAATATGCCATTTTCGTCTTCATTGACTAACTCTGGCGCTACTTCTCGCAGATCTTGAGCCAATACACCATATCTTTTTTCTCCTGGAGTCGATATCATTTCAAACTCCTTATACTCAATGTCTAGAATTTTAGTAGATATAGGAAGTATATTTTCCTTTAATCTCTTATCAGAGGAAAGTATAAAGTTGTTTGCTGTAATTGTATGCGTAGTTCCAAGATCTACATTAGCTGTAGCCCCAACATATGGTATATAGTCATTATTATCGAAACTAACACCGCTTCCATTTATCTTTAAAAAACCACTACCATTTAATGCTGATACAGAGATGCCATTGCCAAGTAAAACTCCATTAATATTGGTTTTAATATTCAAGGATGGATTAACTCCTCCACTAGATGAACCATAAAAGCCATTAGCATTGTCGATTCCAACGGATACTACAGATCCACCACCACCACCAGATGGTATAGTTTGAGTTGATAGCACCCCTAAACTATCAGCAACAACCATTCTAGTCCCAGTGCCAGATAAATTATTAGATTTAATAGATCCATTAAAGTTTACTCCATATCCATTATCATCAATATGTATAAGATTGTCTTCAAAAACCCCTATTAACTGAACTTTATTCTCACTATAGTCTGTACCTATTAGGGATCGATTAACATTGCTCAGAATAAAATCTACACCAGCATCAATAGTATATGCAGATATTCGTCCTCCAGATGCAATACCACCATAAACAAGCATATCTCCATTAAAATGCCCACTCCCATTCACCGCTAACTTATTATTAGTTATTTCAGTTCCTGTGGAGTACCCTATTCCAACATTGCCAGAATTAGTAACTGCAAGTCTTGTGGCATCTAAACTTGTATCATATATACTAAATCCATCCTGACTTTCATTTGTTTGACCAGCAACTAAAGAAAAGCTATGACCAGATGTATTTATAATATTAAACCTTGAAGACGCTTGATCTCCTGTTGTAATAGTTGTAATTTCACTTACTATAGACAATGGACTATCAACCAACACTCCACTGCTTTTCATAGGGATATATCCTGTTGTCAGGTTTGTTGGGGTAATCCCTGTTGTTTGAACGGTGGATGCAAAGGTGGCTGCACCATCTGCATTTATAATTAATCTATCAATACTTGAAGTTTTTAATGTAATAGTATTTGGATTACTTGCACCTCCACCTTGTATATAAATACCACTAACACTTCCAGCCGTTGACCCAGCGTACAATTTAGTATAGCTAACATCTGTATCATCCCCAAATGATGTTGCATTTGGATATGCAGCACCCTTGTAAATAGACGATCTTACTACTCCATCGACCCACACACTACCACTTTGAGCAGATGTTGGGCTATTTTGAATATAATTAGCAGGGGTGAAATTTTGATCGTCCAATATCTTTCTCCAACTATTCCAAGTACCAGTTCCGGCACTCCTTGAATGTAGCTGCCCATCATTATCTTGATACATTTGCCAGCCATAATAAGGATCAGTACTTATAGTAAATGCAACTCCATATTCATTTACGTTTGGGGAGTTATTACCTGAGTTTCCCCCATTTGCATTTATACCTATTTGTAAAGAGTTTAAATCTTGATTTGCGGTTAAATAACCATTATTTTTAATAAACAACGCATCACTTTTACCATTAAAATACTGAGCATTTAAATTACCAACTAAATTAATATTATTCATACTTCCACCATTAAGTGATAGGAAAGTATTATTAAGTGATGTTCCAGCCACTATTGGCATATTATTAAAATCAACATCACTCCCCCACAATTTACCCAATCGATTTGAGATTGAACCTATCGTTTGTTGGGTGGATTGATCTGTATTAACGTATCCTTTCAAAATTAGATCTGTCATCTTCTTAGATACTGGACTATTTGGGTATAAGTCAGAATATTTAAGAATAGGACTAATGCCTTTATCGGATTCTAATTTATCTGCAATGTAATTTCTAACAGAAACATTTTCAGTATAATTATCTTTAATCCATTGTATTGCGGCGGTAACATTAATACTACCAAAACCACGATACATATCCCATACACCATTATTAGATGCAGTTGCTCTTGCAGCTTTTCTAACTATAGACCAATTAACTCCAGATTCTAATTTAATATTCTTTAATTTAGCTGCAACAATAGCACATACTGGAGATTCCATATATATAGGAGCAGCCTGAGGATCTGTATAATATATATTCCCTAATCCAGCAGCAATAGCGTTTAATCCATTATAACTTGTATCTTCAAAAAACTCCATACCAAAACCATAAGAAACACCAACCATTGAAGTAGTATCATTAGGTCTTGCCCCTACCGCAATAGTATTTCTAAGAAACGTAGTAGCATTTAAAGTAATATCACGTCTTTGAAAAGCATTTGCAAAATGAGACGCCGTTGTTAATACATTTGGATTACTATAAGACTCTTCGCTATCTGCCGCACCCGTATATGGTCTAATAACCATATTTGCATTTTTTATAGTTAAATATGTAGCAGTAAAATCTGCCTCTACATCGTTATTCCCAGTAATTGGATCTGATAATGTTTCTATAATTGATAATCCTTTAGTTAAAAATCCAGGATATACTAAATTGAAACATTGTACCATTATATTAGAATGCCATTCATCTCCAGCATTACCATCATCAATCACATTCTCACCTAGATTTTCTTTTAATGAATTATATCCATTAGAATTTTGAGAAGAAGTTATATCATAAGAAACTGAAACTTCTTCAAATTCATAATCTTCACGTAAAAATCCATCAACATCTCTTAGATAAAATACAGCGGGCAATGTCCCATTATATGTATCTTTACTTGGATATAAAACTATAGGATTTAATTTCTTAATACCAGTAAAAGTTTTAATTAATAGGGATGTAATTTTTATAGTATATCTATTATCCCAAGAACCAATAGTAGATATAATAATCCATCCATTTTTCCAGGTTAAATCTAATTTTGATATTGTTGTATTATATAATGGATTCGAAGTTTTCTTTGAAAATTCAGTATCTAATTCATTAACATCATCCATATTAATCTTTAGACCATTTTTTGGTCTTGGAATATTTATAGAATTAGTAGATATAACATAACTTCCTATACTATTAACATCTCTATAAAGATCAGCCGAAGTTATATCTGGAAATGGAATTGTAGTCTGTAGCGCATTTGATGGTTCGCTAAAAGTAGAAGATATAACAAATGTTCCATTTGCCAAATACAAACTAATTGGTTCTCCATTATTAAATGTACTTTTTTTAAAAAATACTGTTACGTTCTTATAATCATCTTCGTATTCATATGCATTTACACTATCTACTAATTCGATTTTTGGATTTTTTAGTTCCCATAAATCATTTGAATCCACATACGTCTTAGTAGTAAAATCCAAATTATTTGTAAATTGTGATAATTGAGTTGGTCTACCTAATAAATCAGTATAATAACCTGTCTTAGCTATCTTATGTAGATTAATAGTGCTACTAAACGATTCAGATGGATCAGGGCCCTGCATTTCAGTATGAAGAGTATTTAAATATCCAATTGAATTAGACGTTATATAGGGATTGTTATCATATGAAACTACTTTATTGTTCATCCTAACTAATCCAACTCCATCTAATTGGGATTGTTTTGACCCAATTGCAGTCATTACGGTAGTAGAAAAATTAGGATCATCTCCTAGTGCCGCAGATAATTCATTTAATGTGTCTAATAGTGCTGGAGAACTATCTATTAAATCAGATATTTTAGTATCAACATAATCTATAGTAGAATAAGTATTGTTATCATAACTTATAGTATTTCCATTCGCCTTTACAAAACCTAACCCATTAATATTTACAGTACCAGCAACACCCTGAATTCCCTGATCTCCCTTTAGTCCCTGTATCCCTTGTATTCCTTGGTCCCCTTTAGCTCCCGTAAGGCCAGTATTACCAATTGGACCTTGAATACCCTGTAATCCTTGAGAGCCAACATCCCCTTTAATTCCTCGTATACCTTGAATGCCCTGTTCTCCGGTTAGTCCAGTATCTCCCTTGTCTCCTTTTGGACCTATAGTCTGTACAGATCCATCTGCCATTAAGAATTCAGTAGCTAATCCACCACTTTTTACAAATCTTTTACCATTAACATAACCGTTTATATCAGTAACTACAACAGCAGTGCCATTATCCACAGCAACTGTAGATGGCGAATATCCCTGTAAAGTATTACAATTTTCAGCTACGTTCGAATTGATAGAATGATTTACACTAAGTAATCGTCCATTATTACTTTGTAATTGCAAATACTGACCATCAAAAGAACTGCTTATATATGTATTTATAGGGTCATCTGTAGAATATAATTTAGTTATGTTTGGAAGATCAGTTATTCCATATCCAGAAATAGTAGTAGGATGGGCATCAAAACCCCATGCCTTATTAGTTATTACCCCAAACCCAGGAAAAGATACAGTAGACGATGGGGAATATGGTAATGCTGGGATATCAGATGCAGTTATTAATCTAAACGAGGCATTACCAGTAGAGGCCACGGGAGCCGCAAGAAATGTTTTAGCTAATTTAACAGTATACGGATTTATAGTATCTCCATAGCCAGTAGTTAATTTTGAATTAACAGTACTCCAACTTCTAATACCTCCTGTATCTGATGATAGAACATAATTATTTGCTAATGGTACTCCTAATATAGGTTCGTATATTCCAGTATGTAAATGATCTCCATATGCCGATAATAAATGAGTATTCCCAAATCCAGGGAATGTAACAAGTCCAGAATAACGAGTATTTATTGCATTGTCTCCACTATTTATATTAGAAGTATTACCTAATATAACTGACTCTGGAGTAGTAATCAACCTGGACCCATCAACTTTATCAACCTTTAAATTCAATTGATTTAACACTAATGATGAACTTGGATACTCTACTTCTGAATCAACTAAAACATCAGTAATCTTATTACTTATATCTTCCTTGAATGATAGTGCAAGATTTACCGCTTGGATAGTTACTTTATAATCTAATTCAATCTGAGTTGCAGTAGATATAGGTTTATCCATATCACTGGTATTATCTACCAAATCTAATCCTACATCTGATTTATTAAGAATAACATTTCCAGTTCTACCAGAAACACTAGTTACGGCTGCAGTATTATCTATTTTATCAAAAGATACCCCATTGTATACTATCCAATCTCCAGTAGAATACTCAATTGAGGAAATAATGCCAGTATTAATGGCAATCCAATAATATCCTTTAAGTGCATTCGAAGGATAGGATCCAACAGAAACATCCCATGTTCCTTGGTATTGTAATTGACCTAAAATAGAATCTGGTAAATTTACTAAGAATAATTTCTGATTAGCATCTAGGCCAGCATACCCATTAATCGCGCCCTTTTCAGAAAGTAATTGATATGGAGATAAATCTTGATCATCACTATGAGGAGCATGTAAATTAGTCTTTTCTAAATCAGTTACATAGTTTTCATCGCTAGTTAATGCTAATGCGAACTCATCATAGTTATGGATAACCACTGTACCTAGCCCTAGAGCTATTATAAGGTCCTGTGCTACACCTTCTTCCTCCTTGTGGTCAGTTATGTCGGTTACAAATAATTCAGTCGCATATCCATCGAGAGAGGGTATTAGCGGCTTATTCTTTATGTAATCTAATTTGGTATTATCTAACTGATTATAATCTGACTGTAACTGTAATGGTATTCCATCTATTATGTCAGCATATATTTTAAGTGTATTAACTGGAGAGATATGATCATGATCAACTAAGTACCACATAGTCTCACCATCTTTGCCGTCTCTACCAGGTAATCCATTCTGCCCACCAATGGCAATATCTATATTAAGGTCTGTTATTTGGGTGTCTAAATCAATAACAAAGTCAGTAGCCTGAATGGTTACTGGAATTATTATGTCTTCATATACCGGCGATACTATCAATTCTACATCCATTATGCTTCTGCTTTAATAATTGTTGGTGCTATAAATATACCAGACATTGCTTTTTGTATTATATTCTCAGTTAAATCACCGTCTGTTGATGACTTGATACACATTACATCTAGAATAATCTGACCATGCATCTCCTTTGTATATTCACTTGATATTACACCTCTTAATATTAATCCCTGATCTTCTGGGTCAATTAGTGGCTCGTAACCATCTTTAGGTATTCTAGAAAACTTAGCAACATTCTCTTCGCTCGTATAAGCATAGACTAACACATTGTATAGATCATCAAAACTAGATATATCTGTATTTGTAGATTGACTGAAGTTTAATGAGAAGTATATATCTTCTCCTTGATATTTTTTCATTTATATTAATTATAGATTTGAATTTAATGATCTAAAACTTATTATATTATACAAATTATAGGGCAGTAGTTCTACCTACCTCTATCCATAATGTTGGACTTATACATAAAAAGTTAACTACAAAATATTTTCCAGAGACGGTCCCTGTTGCTAAAGTTCCATTTGGTTTAAAATTAGTTCCAAACGTTATTGTATATGTAGTAGTGCCTGAAGTTAAAATAGTAAATGAACACCTTTGCCCTGCTGTACCTCCTGTTGCATTAAATGTTATAGTTCCTGTAGGAGTTACTTTATATTGTGACATTCCGTCCATTGGAATGGATATAGTCCCAGTTGATGTAGGCGTAGAAATAGATTCACACCAATCAGATGCTTTTATTCCGAAATTTAAACGCACCAAATTACCTGTACCAAATAGATAATCAGCTCCATTGCCATATAGAATATTTGATGTTATCTTATTTGATGTTGCAGCAGAATCCATATGAAGTCCATAACTACCTCCATTATAGAAGTAATTATTATGAATGGTACATAAGGTGGTATGTATTGCTCCAAAATCATATGTCTTAAATGCAGCAGTACCAGTAGTCATTCTAATGATATTATCAGACACATCTGTTGAAGTGCAACCTTGTAATTCTATTCCAAAATTTTGAGCACCTGTTATAGTATTATTTTTAATCTGAGAACCTGTATCATAATATGCCATTATCCCTACAGAACCTGTTTGAGTTATCCCATTGATTACATTCCCTGAGATAATACAATTTACTGACTCCCTACCCATTCCTATTCCTAAATTGAAATGAGAACCTGTAATGGTATTATTTAGCAATTTGCAACCATTTGCACCTAGTCCAGTTGTTCCTTCTATAGCAAGTCCCCATGCCGTACCTATAGAACTCGAACAATCAAGGATATTACAATTTTGTATTATATTATTTGCATTTAAGGTATTGCCATAAACTGTCATAGATACAGAATTACTCCCTTCTGAAATACAATCTCTAACAATACAATTCATAGATTTAACACCTATCGTTACATTATTCTCGTCATTATTAAGAAAATGATTATTCTGTAAAATAACTTTATTACCATAATCAAAATATACTCCATATTGGGTACAGTTGGTAATTAATGAATTTTCAAGAATAAAATTATCAGGTCGATATGGTTGAGCTTGTCCAACCTCCCACCAGGCTCCGGTTACACCAGATATTTTAGCAACAGAATTTGTAGATTCCCATTGATAAGTTTGGTTTAATTTATTACCATCTATCTGAATGTTTCTAATACAAGAATTTTTTGAGTTTTTTAATCTTATAAATGAAAAGTCAGTGCCTGAAACATCAAAATTAGATTTTAGCCTTAATATTGTGTTACTTTGTCCCTCACCCTCTATTGTGATATTATCATTATTAAAAGTAAGTTGTCCCATATTATCATACAATCCCTTTTTTATATGAATCACACCACCACTTGTGAGAGAGTTTATAGCGGACTGAATAACGACAGTAGCATCACTTCCGGAAAAATTTGAATATTCGTCCCCAGTGGCATAATATGTTGAACCTATTCTTTCTATCGTGTATTGATATTTAACTGATTTTGATAATGCATTAATTAGTTGATAATCTAAAGTAATACTGACACCGCTTGATGGATCTTTTAAATTAAAACCAATATCGCCAGGTCCATTATCAGGACCAATAGCAGTCCAGGTCGGACCATTACTGATTTTTAATACTACCCCATTTGCATTTTTTTCACTAGTATCTAACCATAATGACGAACTAGAGACATTGGGTTGTGTGTCGCTAGATATTATTTTCGTTATGTTCATTTTTTATGTTGATTTAAATGAAAAAGGGGCGGCTATTTAAACCCGCCCCTTTTATTTTGGTTACTAAATAACTAATTAAACTCCAGGTACTCCTTGAGGCCCTACTAGAGAAGCCCAAGCTAAGATCAAATCATTTAATGCAGAAAGAGTTCCTGTATTTGTGTGATCAACATAAAGTTCGGCAGCTAAATCAGTAGATTTAACATATTGATTATCTGGACTCTGATATTCTTTATCGAATTCGATAACTAAAGTATCGTAAGTTGCAGTTAGGTCAACATTTAATTCCGGTTTGATTACAGGCCATTCAGTACGATAAGTAATACCTTTATATCCAAGAGCTGCTTGTTCACGATCTCTAACGATATATGCATTACCTTTACCAGGTTGACTTTCAACTTGAGTAATGGTTATACCTACGATAGCATCTTTTGCACTATTGAACTGAGAAGATGGGTTAGTAGTATAAGCAACTACACGCATTTGAACTTGAGAATAAGGAGTGATTGCTTCTTTCCCTTGAGTTCCAAATCCATTATCGGTAACACTTTTTGCAGTTAATGTAATTATATTTCCAGCTATAGCAGAAGTTACACGAGCACTAGAACTTGCATTTATAATCTTATTTAAAGCAATTGCCAAATCTGCAGGAGCAGTAGTAGTGGCTATAGTTTCATAAGAATGCGTAAATTGCCCTGGGTGTTCGTAAAGGTCTCTATAAATTAAACGAAGTACATAACGATGTCCAATAACAGGAACAACGCTAGTAAAATTAATTACTGCAGAAGCAACTGTCTTTGCAACATAAGCTCCGTATTGTAAGTTTTTAATACTTTTTCTGCCAATAACCTGAGTTTTGGTAATAGATCCATCCGCTTTAACAAATCCTAATTGGATTGCCTTTGGGGCAGTAGCTAAAGTAGTAATAGTATTTGAAGCAGATACGGCTCCGGTTTCAGCATTGATAACGACTATGTCGCCAGCAACTAGACTTGTTCCAGCAGTATTTATTTTCTTAGCAACGAATACCGTGTTTGGTTTTTGTAACATATTTTTATTTTTATTGTTGTTAAACGATTATCCAGTTTAACTTTTTATCTAGTCGCTCTACTTTCATTAAAAGATTTCCACGTTAGACTAAACTGAGATTTTTACTCAATAGTTTGAGCTTCCTGAGAATAGGCTTGATACCTATCATCAGAAATATTTAATAAGGCTGATTTTACTGCGTTAACAATTATTTCATCCCATGTGTGTTCTGGCATCATTGTAAGTTGAACATTGATATTGCCAGCATACCAATCTAATTTTGTTGGAGCGGCTATATATATGATAGTATATTTTTTTATACTATAATTTTCATCAGTATATAAAATTATTTTACCATCAGAATAAACCCTAAGTGGGGTTGCTGAACCATTATGATATCTGTATGGACTTAATGAATTACTAAGTCTAGAATCTAAATTCTCTATAGTACATTCTAACACGTCAGTTCTTTTGATTTCGGTAGAACCAACTGCCGATATATATACTGTTTCTCCTAACCCTATAAAATAATCAGCAGGATAACTAATAATGTATTTTGTTGTTTTATTATCATCCCCAAGTGACACTAGAAATACATTCTGCAATATATCAACTGACTTCACTACGGTTCTTAAATCGTCTGATCTTTTTTGACTCTGCTGAAATCCATCTTTATGAATATTCAATCCAGAATATCTAGTTTTTATGAATCTTAATATCTCAGTATTCACAAAGTAATCAATTTCTTCTGGTAGGAATGATGGATTGCTTGTAGTAAGGTTTGATTTGTCTAATTCAATATTCCAATTTCTGTGGATTTCTGCTAATGTCATATTATTTATTTTCTAGTTCATTTTTGATGGTCATCTTCAAATCCTGATTTGCTTTATTATCTAAATAGGATACTGCGTCAGATAGAGATGTACCAATTATGTCAGTACCATATAAATAAGCATTTTTATTCTTACGCATAATATTTTTTGCAATAGCAGCTTCAATTAAAAATTCTGTATTCTTATTAGTATTGTTAACCCATTTAGAAAAGAACTTCTCTGGAGAACCTTCAACCTGTTCGTACAACTTACTTTCTACTAATTCGGCAGACATAGTATCGGCTTTATATCCAAATAGACGTAAACATTTACGCATGTCTTCCAAAGACATTTTATCGAACTCTTTGATTGCATCACGTTTCCTTTTGTTGATACGATTAGATTCCTGTGCTTCCGAGTCCTTATTAATTAGTACAAAGTCAGCTCCTGGCTTCAAATCATTAAGCCCAATTGCAACTCTATGATGATTCTTTAAAAATAGATATTGTAATTCATCCCAAGGTCGACTTGTATCTAAAAGCAATTCTTTATTCGTTACTTTTATAATGAACGTTACCCAATATTTACTATAAGGGGCCAATGTGTTTGGTCCTAGATTTAATTCTTTCTCAAGTCTAGTAGCTTCTTCTTCAGTAAGTCCAGTATGTCTATTACCAGATCTTGTTAATGCGGGTGCAATGTAATCAAAACATGATTTATATTTGATTACGCCAGCCCAAGCGTCTTTACGCTTATGTTTTAGTACGACTTCCATTTAATGTTACTTAAGTATAGTAGTTTTTATATTTAGTTAATTGTTATATGGGATAAAATCAATTACCCCATATAAGTATTTTAGCACATTGCTTTATAATATAGGTATGCCTTCCCTGCGGGGGCATCCTTATCCATTAAAAAAGCTTTTGCCATTTCATTCAACATTGAAGAGTTATTTGATAAAACTACACTATAATCTGAATATATCATATTCAATGTATAGTACCAATCGTATTGGTTAAATTTATCAAAATATATACTCATTGATGACGCTATTTGATTAGTATCATTTAAACTGAGTTTTTGACCTAGGGTCCCATCTTCATTATACATAGCAGCTACAGCCTTATTGGCCATATCTAAATCGAAATAAGGTCCATTTGCTATCATGTAGATTTCATTCATAAGTTCTTCATTAGCGCCAGGGTGCAATACGCACATGTCATCTAAATGTTCATTTATGATATTAATGATTTCTATCATCGGCTTGGACTGTATTACAATTGGAGCCGCCTTCTCTATTAAATTTATAAATTTGCTCATCCCAACATTTTTATATAAGGTAAATACTTTCTAGCCTTTGCAATTGCGGATGGGTTTGATACGAAATAATCGAACATAGAAATAATCTCTAATGATCCAATCTCGTTAACCAATGTTTGTATAGCAATTAATAGTTTATATGCCTCTTCCTCACTTTTGACTGGAGATCTGAATGTCATTTCTTCTACCATAGGATATACTTTTTTTGGTTCTACGACTACTTCTGGAGTAGTTATATTATCCTGTGTATTGTATTCCATCTTTGGCTAAATTAAATTGCTGAAAATAATTTAAGTGTTTCCGAGGCAGTTGGTTTATATGTTTCGAATATATCTGCCGTTGCTTTACCTAAAGTGTCTAAGATAAACTTATGTATCTTTTGCCTTTCCTCGATTAAAATCATTTCCATGACTTTATCAAAACTAATTTTAAAGAAATTCTCTTCCATGATTTTATACTTTTACTGTTTCGTAAATAGCTAATGTAGCAGCTGCTGCCGAAGCAATAGCCTGAAATCCTGAAACTGAATTAGTCTCAAATGGTTCCCCACCTTCTCCAGTAGCAGAGTCTGGAAGCATTCTTACATCATAGTCAGTAGTTGATACTGCTGTGTATAAGCCTTCGCTTGGGACTCTCTTGAGATAGATAGTTTGCGTTGCGCTAGTATTTTGAAATCTAACGCCAGCTCTAGATAAATTTGGTAGGAGTACTACAGCTGCTGTAGTTCCTAATGTTACCGGACTTGCCATATCTTTTTTATATATTAACCATTGGGGCCGAAGCCCCTTTGGTATTTTTTATTAGACAATAGTAGTACTGGTTACTGTTGGATGAATATGAGCTAAGATTGAACTTAACAGATATTGATTCTGTTGGTTATTGCTAACTTGATTGTTAGCTGCTGCCAATTGATCCCTTAAACTTTGTACATTCAGATCGTTAATCAATGCACGAGTTGCATTGCCATCAGCTAAAATAGTACTCTTTATTTCGCAGCAACAATTTGCCATTGCGGCAGCATTAGCTGTGCCTTGTGCTATAATCTGATTAGTAGCATTTTGTACTTGCATTGCAGAACTATTGAATCCCTGCAAAGTAGTTGTAGTTAAATTATTAAAACTATTTAACTGTTGTAATGCATTTTGATTATTCTGAGCAGTTATATCACGACCTAAATCGTTTACTGACTGCAAAGTAGTAAAGTTATTTGAGGCTTGAGCTGTTTGAACATTACCTATCAAAGAACTCAAATTATTAAAATTAGCTGCGTTTGCTGCTGTCTGACCACTAGTAATTGTAGCGAAAGTATTTTCCATACTCTCCATTTCATTCCTTAAGTCATTCGCTCCAACTTGAGCTTGAAGAGTTTGAATTTGATTGTTTAGAGATCCGAATTCTGCTACGTTAGCAGTAGTGCTTCCGCCTCCAAATAAACCATTTCCGTTGTTTCCTAACAATGCCCCTAATACGAGACCTGCTACTCCACCACCAACTGCGCCAAGACCAACGCCACCCATTGAACTACCACCCATTGCAGGTAATGTAGTTGTGCCATCTAAAGTAAGTGCCATAATTATAAAGATTTAAAAAATTAATATTAAAAACAATCAACCCAAAAACGAAAGGGTTGATATACCTTCGAAATTAGAAAAACCATATTCAAAATATTTTAAAAAGTTTTATACATATTACATTTTGATAACGTAGTAAACTTACCTGTTGTTTGTAGCATAAATGAAAACCAATCCATTTATGCTAATTTATTTAATCTATTACGTCCATGATCAGCTCCCCACACGCCCTTGGGTCACGCACCATTATGCCGACTTCACCTAAGAAGTGTACTGAGTAACCATCTTTTGCATTTGAACGCAAAGTGTTGATAGATTTACCATATCCAGCACCAGGGGTAACAGAACCACCAGTATGCCACATAACCATTTCTCTATCTTTTCTAGCTACCTTAACGATATTAGCTTCACCGTCTCTTGTACCAAAGTCTAAGAAAGTAAAACGATACGATTCAACCGGTTTACCCGTAATTGGGTGCAACTTACGATTATGAACGATATCATCGTACATTGGTAAGTGTTTAACAGTTAACTCAATACCATTGGTCATACGATAAGTAGTAAACTGACCACCTAAAGTTAATTCCTGACCTGAACCTGTAATGAATTTGCTATCAATTAAATTGAAAGCACCCATCTTTTCTTTCAACACGCGGTCAAATTCACGCATACCCATTTCGCCAGTGAAGGCTACAAATTTGCGTTCGTTAGTTCCAAGCATATTGTAAGACATATCGAACAAGAAATCTTCCAACAAGTCAGCATTCAATTCAGTATAATACCTACGGTTAGCTGGAGCAATTTGCTGCAACAGACCTGCGCCAATATAAACTGGACGACCATTAGTTCCCATCAAATCGGTGGTACCATCAGCGTTAGCATTATATTTCGAATATACTAATTGGCGTTCTTGACGTTTGTTCCATTCACGAGCAGCTTTCCATTCC